TCAATGCACTGGGCGAAAAGCACCAGATGCAAGACCTGGCTCGCGAGCTGATCGATGGTGGTCGCACTATCGATGAAGCTCGTGCTGCTGTCCTTGAAAAACTCGGCACTCAACCCGTGGAACAAGTCATTCGCTCCGCTGACATCACCACCAACGATGTTGGCCTCTCCGATAAGGAGACCCGTTCGTTCAGCTTTGCTCGCGCACTGAACTATCTCGCCAACCCCAGCGATGCTTCTGCTCGTCGGGCTGCCGAGTTTGAGATCGAAGTTGGCAAGGCTGCCGCTCAGAAATATGAGCGCGCTTCCAACGGCATCGTGATCCCCAACGAGGTGCTGCGTCGCGATCTGGTGGTCGGCACTCCTACTGCTGGCGGCAACCTTGTTGCTGACGAGCTGTTGTCCGGTAGCTTCATCGATCTGCTGCGCAACCGTCTGGCACTGGCCCAGGCTGGCGTGACCATGCTGACCGGCCTGCAGGGCAACATCAGCATCCCCCGTCAGACTTCTGCTGCTACTGCTTACTGGGTGGGCGAGAACACCTCTCCGACCGAAAGCCAGCAGGCTATCGACCAGGTCAACATGACCCCCAAGACTGTGGGTGCTTATGTCGACTACAGCCGCCGTCTGCTGCTGCAGTCCTCGATCGATGTTGAGGGCATGATCCGCAACGATCTGGCTCGTGTGATTGCTCTCGAGCTTGACCGCGCTGCCATCTACGGCACCGGCTCCAGCAACCAGCCCCTTGGCCTGGTGAACACCACCGGCATTGGCAGCCAGACCATCAGCACCTACGGCACCTTTGCTGAGTACATCGGCATGGAAACCGATGTGGCGACTGCAAACGCTGATGGTGGCAGCTTGCGTTACATCATCAACGCTGCTGCTCGCGGTGCTCTCAAGTCGACCGCTAAGGACGCCGCTGCTGTGGCTGCTGGCTTCGTGTTCGAGGACGGTGAGATCAACGGCTATCCCGCCATTGTTTCCAACCAGCTCGCTAACAACGACGCTCTGTTTGGCGACTTCTCCATGATGATCATGGGCATGTGGAGCGGTCTGGATCTGACCGTTGATCCTTACGCTGGCGCTACCGCTGGCACCGTCCGCGTGATCGCCCTGCAGGATGTGGATGTGGCTGTTAAGCAGCCCGGCGCCTTCTGCTACGGCACCTGATCATGAGAGTCGAGATCCTGCGTCAAGTAATGATCTCGGGGGAGTCAGCTTCGGCTGGCTCCTTTGTCGAGGTCAGTGAGGCTGACGGCAATCTGTTGGTTGGTAGCGGTAAGGCTGTTATTGCACTTGCCGTTGAGAAGCCCGTACCTGTTGAGGTCACGGAAGAGCCCAAACCGGCGAAGCCGGTGCGTAAGGCTGTCAAACCCACCCCTTCCATTGAGGACTGATCATGGCCATTCTTTCCACTGGTCTGGAAAAACTCCAGCATTTTGCTCTGGCTCCCACTGCTTCCCGCACCTCCAACCTCAATGGCACCCCCATTGATATGAACGATTACGAGGGTGACCTTGTGATCGTGCTTGACGTGGCAAACGGTGGCACTTCGACTTTGGATGTAAAAATCCAGTCGAGCGACACTTCCGGTGGCAGCTATAGCGATGTAACCACCGCTTTTTATCGCGATGGTTCCGAAGTCGCTTCTGCTGCTGTGACTTTTACTCAGGTGAGTACTTCTGCCTCTAAGCAGTATCTGGTATTCCCTAAGGGTGCTGCCAAGCGTTGGATCAAGGCTGTGTCGACCACTTCGACCTCCACTCACGTTTACTCCATCAATGGGGTTGGCGTGAAGAAGTACGGCTGATAACTGTATTGCACTGGCCCTGGGTTGCTTCGGCGACCTGGGGCTTTATGCTGTTTGTATGGCATTCACTGAAGACCTAAGCATATTTCTTGCTGATTTCGGTGTTCCGATTTCGGCTGGGTCGGCTAGCGGCTTGGGAATTCTTGATATGCCAAGCGAAATGATCGCTGATGGCGTGGTGATGACAACCGATTACAAGGTCACCTGCCTTGCGAGTTTGTTTGGCAATTTGCAATATGGCGCTGGCGTAAACGTTGATGGGCTGCCATATACGGTGCGCAATGTTGAGTTGCTTGATGACGGGAAGTTTTGCGATCTGATGCTGCAGCGCAGTGCGACGCCTGTATTAGCCCCGGTATCACCTACGGTACTTGACGGCGATGGAGTCGATACAGAGAGCCTAGTTATCCTTGATGGAGGCGGTCCTGGGACCGTTTATGTCGACAGTAATGTTCTCGACGGCGGCACGCCATGACTGACACGGTTACCCGATTCAAATTGCGCAATGGCAGTGCAGCCTTATGGACTGCGGAAAACCCAATTTTGCTTGAAGGCGAGGTTGGTCTCGAGACTGACACGCGCAAATACAAGGTCGGTAATGGCGTGAGCGCATGGTCTGCTTTGCCGTATTACATCGAAGGCGTACTTGCCCGTGGCCAGGCGAGCAAGATGACCAGCGGGACGATTGCAATTGCCGCTGCTGGCACGTATCAGAGCACGGGGTTAACGGCAACATTAGATTCGACCACGAATTATCAAGTAATTCTTGGTACTTCAAACACTTTTGGATTAAAAAATAATAGTGGAGCAACCAAATTGTTTCAGGTAATGGCAAGCATGGATGCCACGGCTGGGAACAACCACACACTTGGAATTAGTCTCGCCAAAAATGGCACAGTGATTTCTCAGTCGGAATGTCGCGCGTCTACAGGGTCCGGTTCGCAAATTACAAAACTTTTTTGCTTTTGGATGGTTGAACTTGCTAATGAGGACGAGGTCGCACTGTTTGCAACCAATCACAGTGATACAACATCAATCAGTTTTCAGCGCGGACGGATAAGCGCAATAGAAGTGAAGGCATGACAAGCATGGACCGCGACACTTTCAAAAACTGGGTCAAGGTCATGCAAGCGCTGGAGCAAGCTGGAAAGACAGACAGTTATATTTATTATCGAGCGAAATCAATTGTGACCAAACAGGTCGACCCTGGCGCGTTTGGTCCGCTTCCTAAGAGGGGATTCAATGACAACCAAGCGTGAGCGCATTTTGCGCATTATTAAAGATAAGCTCACTCCTACGCATGGCGTTGATGGTCGTGTGTATCGCAGTCGCGTGACGGCAGTGCAACGTGCTGAGTCGCCCGCGATTGTCATCGAGGCTATTAGCGATACGCCAGCGCAAAACACGAGCTTGCCGACTTTGGATTGGCGAATGCGCGTGCGTGTGAGCGTGATCGTGCGTGGTGACACGCCTGATGAGCTTGCGGATCCAATTATTGAAAACATGCACTCGCGTATGGTTGCTGACCTAACACTGAGTGGCTATGCGATTGATGTGCAGCCAGATGAGGTGACGTTCAATATGTTCGACTCCGATCAGCCTGCCGGTGTAATTTTTAATGATTATATTGTCCAATATCGTACAAGTGTTGCAAGTTTGGCGACGTAGAGTCTGATAAGCCACCCGATTTACAGTGATTGATGAGTTTCAAGGGCAAGGTGGCTCGTACATCCTTGACCCAGAGACAGGCATCCGCACTCTCGTTAAGCGGACGCTGCCACCTGTTCCACAAGAGGTAATTTCCAATGCCCCTTCTAACTCGGAAACGTCTGATTCTGCTGGAGACGGAATCGACTTACGGGACGGATCCGACTCCGACCGGCGTCGACGCCGTTCTGGTTCGCGATCTGAATATCACTCCTTTGCAGAGTGATGTTGTAAGCCGTGACTTGGTGCGTCCTTATTTGGGCGCCTCTGAGCAACTGCTTGCCAATACTCGCGTTGAATGCACATTCAGCGTTGAGCTTGCTGGTTCCGGCACTGCTGGCACTGCTCCCCGCTATGGCAAAGCTCTGCTTGCTTGCGGCATGAGCGAAACCATTGTTGCTACCACCAGCGTCACCTACACACCTGTTAGCGCAAGCTTTGGTAGCTGCACCATCTATTACAACATTGATGGTGTTCTGCATAAGGTGACTGGCGCTCGCGGTACGTTCACCATCAACGGCACTGTTGGCGAAATCCCCACAATCGATTTCACCTTCACAGGCATCTACAACACGCCTACCGATACGGCTCTGCCTTCGGTCACGTATGGCGATCAAGCCACTCCTGTCGTCTTCAAAAACGGCAACACCACCGGTTTCGAGTTGTTGTCTTATGCCGGCTGCTTGCAGTCTGTGTCGTTTGATGTGGGCAACACGCTTGTCTATCGTGAGCTGGTCGGCTGCACCAAGCAGGTATTGCTGACTGATCGTGCCAGCACTGGCAGTGTGACCTTGGAAGCTGTGACCATGGCAACCAAGAACTACTTCACTGCTGCCTTGACCGATGGAACACTGGGCAACCTGTTGTTCCAGCACGGTCAAACCGCTGGCAACATCATTGACTTCGCCTCTACCCGAGTCGATATCGGCGATGTGAGCTACAGCGATCAGGATGGCATCCACATGCTGAACATCCCCTACACCTGCGTGCCCAGCACTTCAGGTAACGATGAGTTCAGCCTGGTCTACACTTGATCGGTTGGACAGACGGATGAGGGGGCCGCTAATGCGGCCCTTTTTTATCGCGTGTATGCTGTTGCAGTATCGCGTTCATTACGCATGGCATTTGTCCGCAAAAAGGTCAAGATTTTTACCTGGCCTGTATCGATTGAAGAACCCGCTGATGGCGGCACTTTTGATACGGCTACCTTTAATGCCAAGTTCAAGCGCGTGGGGCGGAAGGAATTTCAGAAGCTTGGCGAGAAGGGTGAGCTTGACTTGCTGAAGGTAATTATGGTCGGCTGGGACGGCATCCTTGATGAGGACGGCAAAGAGGTGCCGTTCTCGATCGAGGCGATGCGTGAATTCAGTGATGATCCCTATTGGATTCGCGGTGTCCTGAAGGCTTACACCGAGACGTTTGAGGGCGGCCGCCAGGGAAACTGAAGGAGGCTGCCGTCTACTGGGCAGGCGGTGGCAAGAGAGTAGAAGATAAATCGGGTGAGGACGCTGCTGCGTTTGGCATCGTCCTACCCGAGCAGCCGAAGGAGGAGTCGGCTGATTTTGAAGTATGGGACGAGAACTGGGATATTGTGATGATGTTCCTGCGCATGCAAACGCAGTGGACAACCACGATGGCTGGTTATATGGGCCTGCGATATGACGTGCTGCTGTGTGCTGGCGGGTTGTTTGACCTCTACAATGTGGAGAATCGCCGCGAGATGCTTGAAGGTCTTCAGATAATGGAGGCTGCGGCATTAAGCGAATTGGCCAAGGGCTCGGATGGCTAGCAAGCAAGTCAGCGAAATTTTCGTCAAGCTTGGCATCCAGGGCTTTGAGGGCCTGGACAAGCTGAAGAGTTCGTTTCGCGAGCTTGAAAAGTCGATCGGTCCATCTAATGCAACTATCGAGAAAGCGCGCAAAAGCATTATTGAATTTGGAGATGCCAGCAGCCGAACTGAGCAAGTCATTCGAGGGCAGCTAGAAGCATTTAAGGGTTTGCGTGGACAGGCAGAGATTGGCTCTTCTACTTACAACAAATTAACCAGCAGTATTGCGGCGCTTGAAACTGAGCTTCGCGGTAGCAGTGCGGCAATCGATCAACAAAGAGAATCAATAGCTCGAGCAACAAGCGCTTCTGAGCGCAATGCTCAGGCATTGCAGCAGCAGATTCGCGCGCTAACTGAATTGCAAAGACAGGCCCGTCCGGGATCGTCGGCTTTTGCTCAACTTGGCAAGGATATTGATAATGCGAAAATCAAGCTTGCGGGACTGGGTTCAGAGGCTCAGCAATTCAGCCGAGCCCTAAATGCTGGCTTTGGCGCAACACCAGAAGTGCTTGGTGGACAGATTGCAACACTTCGCCGTGGCCTGAGTGGATTGCGTTTTGACTCCGAAAAATATCTCGAAACTTTAGAGCGTATTCGGCTGTTATCTATTACTCAGGCAGGTAGAACTGGCCGAGCTGAAGTTATTGCTGGTTTCCAGGCATTTCAAAGTCCTACTTTTCAGGGTGGCTACGCAGATCCTTCAAGACTGCCGGGCCTACCAGACACAACAGCAGCGCTGGAGCAGCAGCTTTCGGAACTTGCTGGAGAGCTAGCAAATGTTGAACGCGGAAGCGCACGATATGTTGATGTTTCAAATCGCATGGCGAGTATTCAGCGTGAATTGCGCGTTGAACTCACTGGTACTGCAGAAGCATTTCGCAAGCTTGATATTGCTCAGTCTGGAGTCGAGCGTAGAGAAGGCAAGCTCGCCGGAATTCAAGAGTATTACAGAACGCAAGGACCCACGGCCCCTGGCGTCGGTGGTTACAGGGATCCTGTAACCGGTGCAATGATCGCGGCAGGCGCAAGAACGCCTGGTCGCATTCGCGTTCAAGAGGCTGCATATCCCACGCCAATTGGCCCGCAGCCGTTTCCTGAGGCTGGTCGTCGAGCTCAAGAATCCATTGAGCGCGCGATGGATGATGTCAATCGCATTTACGAAGACGCGCGTCTTCGTCGTGTTGAGATTCAATCAAAATATGATCAAATCCAAATCGACAAGATGCTCGATGGCCTTGAGCTTGAAGGTCGAGTCAGGGAAAAAGGATTCAAGGATGAGCTTGCGGCATTTGATCGTCAGCTTGAAGCAAGAGATCGAAAGCGGCGTGGTCGTCTTACAGCAGGGCAAGCCGTTCAGGCAGCCGGTGCTGTAATTTCCGGCGGCATTTTCGGCGGCCCCGAAGGTTTTTTGGGTGGCCTTGGTGGTTTTGCTGCTGGCCTCGCGATTCCGGGGCTCGGACCCGTTGGAGGGGCATTCGCTGGCGCCGCTGGAGGTGCTCAACTCGGTGCTTTGAGGCAGGCTGCTGGAGCTGCCGCAGAATATGCGGCAGAAATTCGCAGACTGCAGCTTGCTTTGCAAGGTGTTGTCTACAGCTTTGAGGACTACAAGGCAGCCCTAAGGGCAATTGAATCAACTTCAGAGCAATTCAACATCCCTGTCCTTCAAAGCACGCAGCAATTCACGAAGCTTTCTGCTGCGGTAATTGGGTCTGGTGGCACTATTAAAGATGCCGAGAACACGTTTAAGGGGCTTACTGCTTCAGTCCTTGCGACAGGTGGAAGTATTCAAGATGTTAATGGGGCGCTTGTTGCTGCTGCTCAGGTATTTAGCAAAGGCAAAGTAAGCGCGGAAGAATTGCGTGGTCAAATTGGCGAACGTTTGGCTGGAGCCTTTGCGTTGTTCGCTGAATCAAGCGGTAAGAGCACTAAGGAATTAGACGCTGACCTCCAGTCCGGTGAGGTGACATTGGCTCAATTCGTAAAATTTGTTGAATTTTCTCTTAAAAAATACGGACGCACTGCGCAAATTATTGCCGATTCACCAGAGCAGGCTGGAGCGCGCTTGGATCGTGCGCTTAAAAATCTTCAGAAGAATATCGGCAATGCGCTTGGTCCCAGTGGCGCCGCTTTTCAAGATTTTGCGGCCAGATCCATCCGAGGTATTGATCGAGTCATTAACAAATTGATTGAGCTGAAGGCAATTCAGCCTGGCGCTGGCTTCTACCAGGAACAGGTGCTTGGTGGACAAATGTCAATTCAAGAACTTGAAACAGCACTGCTTGAAGCCGGCAGCCGCGAAACTGCGCTGCGAAAAAGCGTCCTCCCTGGACTTGGCTTTATGGCTGATTTTCTTCCGGGGGTTTCAGAAGCGACTAAAGAAGTAAAAATTCTTGAAGAAGCGCTCGTCAAGCTTCGTCTAATTGAAAAAGAAACCAATAAAGAGCGAAAGGAGCGTCAAGACGATGAAGCTAAGACAGAGAAGGAAAAACTTGGCCAGCAATACTTGCAAGCAGTAGAGCAAAGAGAAGAGGCCTTGCTTGACGCTCGCCGTCAACGGGAAGAGGAAATTGCAAAGATCAGAAAAAACGCGATTGAGCAAGCGGCGCAGATTGAGCGCCAGCTTGGCGATGAGCGCCGTCAGGTTGAGCGCGATATTGAGCGCACTCGTCGCGAGATGGAGTTTGGTGCTGGCGAATTAGATCGTTTACGTCGACTTGCGGCTGGCGGGGATCCTGAGGTTATTGAAGCGGAGCGCAAGGCAGCTGAAATTAATCAACGCGCCACTGAGGATCGGATCAAGATCGAGGAAGATCTACTTGATAAAGAGCTCACTCAGCAACGCACAATTGCAGATTTCCAAAAAAATACCGCAAAACAAATTGCAGAGGCAAACGAAAATTACGCAAAACGTGTAGGCGAAATTCAGCGTGATTTCTCAAAAGCATCTGCAAAAATCATCGAAGAAGGCAGCGGCGCTGGTGCAAAGCGACTGACTCTTGCCGCTCAAATTGTTTCTCAAATTCTCCAAAGGACCAGTCTAAATCAGCAGCGAACTCAGTTTGGGCTGCAGCCAGTTGGTGAACCTTCTGGGTTCGTTAGGGGCCGACCAGTTTATAGCGGTCTTAAAGCAGATGAAGTGCCACAGCAAATTCAACGAATTGATGTAAATCTTGAACAACTCCTGCGGAAGCTCTCTCAGCAGACTCAAGGCAGGCAAAGTGCGCTACCTGTCCGTGAATTTAGCATTTCGCGCTTAGCTAGCAATTTTGAAAGTATTGCCAGCGCATCTATCGGCTCTCTTGGTCCGCTTGCACAAGTGATTCCCAGTGCCGCTCCTACTTCGCAGTTAAGACGGCAAGGCGCTCAGCAGCAGATTCAACAGGTTAATCAAAATCAATTGCAAGAACAATTCGGGGCCCTATCCGAAATCACTCAAACCAGTCGAGATACCTACAAGACACTGCAGGATCAGACTCGCGAAATTGAATTGCAGATCAAATACCTAAGCGAAGGCCACGAACCGACGATAGCCAGAGAGCTGACGACTTTGCAGCAGTCCTACGAGACGCAGAAACGTCGATTGCAGGTTCAGGCTCAAGCGCTTATCAACCAAGGTCAAAATGCTGACGCAGTAAGTGAGCAATATAATCTTGAGCTTCAAAATCTAGACATCCTTAATAAGCAAAATCAGCAACTTGCAATTCAAAATGAACAGCGCAACAAAGCGATTCAAGACGCGCAGCAGCTCAAGGACGCGGTTCTGAATCCACTGCAGCAGGGATTCACTCAGTCATTTGATCTTTTGATCAATGGCACCGAAAACTGGGGCAACAGCTTGCGCCAAATTGCGGCAACCGTATTGCAAGACATTGCTCGTCAACTGATTCAAATTTATGTGATCAATCAAGCGATTTCGGCTATCAGCAAGCTCTTCCCTACGCCTGGCGGTGGAACTATTCCAGTTGCTGCTGTCGCTGCCAACGGCATGGCATTTGCTAAAAACGGCATCCAACCCTTCGCGATGGGCGGCATCGTCAACAAGCCGACACTGTTCAAGTACGCAGATGGTGGAGCTGGACGGTTTGGCTTGATGGGTGAAGCTGGACCTGAGGCGATCATTCCGTTGAAGCGCGGCCGCGACGGCAAGCTGGGTGTTGCGGGTGGTGGTGGCGTCAACGTGGGGACCATCAACATCAGCGTTGAAAACACAGGAGAGAGCCTCACACCAGCAGCTCAAAAGCAAATTGCCGGTCAAGTGCGTGGCATCGTATTGGCTACACTGGCAAATGAACAACGCAGTGGAGGAATGCTGCGATGACAGCGTTCATCACACTGAATAACATGCCAGTCGCTATTGAAACGACTGTACGCAGAACTGTTCGCACGCAGCGAATACAATTTGGCGATGGATATTCGCAAATTTTGACTGATGGTTTAAATGCTCAGCAAGAAACTTGGTCGTGCAATACTGGCCCGCTGAGTGAAAACGAAGCTTATGGAATTGAATCATATCTTTACAGAAAAAAAGGTCAAGCGTTTACTTGGACACCGCCTAACGCGACCAAGGCTTTTACGGCGCAGTTTGAGGGAGGCGCGCTTGATTTGGGTTACACAAATCTTGGCTCTCTTGTTTTGACTGGATACACAAGGCCGACCGATTACACCGCAAATCTTTCTACTGGTATTTTGACTGCTGTTACGATCCCCAATCTTACCGATGTTGCTGTTTCTTTAACCTTGGCACCCAGAAATTACGTTATTGAAAATGGGTGGGAATTTTCATTCATAAGTTGCAAGTATTTTGTTCTTTCATTTGAGATGCGACAGGTCTACGTATGACGCAGGCGCCACCAATTGCTCAGACTATTGATACGCAGCTTCCCGAAGTCGTCGATCTGTTCACGCTCGACATCACGCTGCTGCTGCCTGCCGGTTCTACTGAGCAAGCCATTTACAACTTCTGCAACTGGTCGCAAGTCAACGGCACCGACGTGATTTACGACGGTGTTACCTACACCGCGTTGCCACTGCAGGCATCAGGCTTTGAGCTGAACACTAGCGGTCAACTGGAGCGACCCAGCATTACCTTTGCCAACGTCGGCCTCGCCATCACCGGCTTGACAAACACGTACAGCGATCTGGTTGGCGCAACAGTCAAGCGCATCCGCACGCTAACGACGTATCTAGATGGTCAACCCGGCGCCGATCCCGACGCCTACTGGGGACCAGACGAGTGGGTAGTGGAGCAAAAGACCAACGAAACAAAATTGTCGGTCACGTTCCAGCTAACCGTTCCGTTCGATCTTGAAGGTCGCAGCCTGCCAGGGCGTCGTCTGTTGCGCGAGCAGTGCCAATGGGTATATCGCAGCAACATCGGCTGCCACTACACCGGCAACCAATACTGGGACGCAAACGATGTGCCCCAGCCAAGCATTGCAACAGACGTATGCGGCAAACGCCTTGATAGCTGCCGCTTGAGATTTGGCAACACATCCCGCCTACC